CTGGATTAAAGTTACCAACAGTGCCGACATTTCCATAATCCCAAGTGTGATCAAAAACGATAATTTTTCTATCTTGTACTGGTTCTTTTATTTGTTTGTCAGCATTTAAAAATTTTATATGTATACTACGATCAGTATTAGATACAGGTGTTGCATTATAATTAACTATTTTTTCTCTTGCTGTATTAAATACTAAATTATCTCTTGAATATGTAATAGTTTCAGTATCATCCCAGTAGTCTGCAATAACTTGACTATTAGGTGCTTTGTCAGTCCAGATAATTTTTTCATCAGCATCTTTGTACAAGCGTAATTTAATATGTGTGCCAACTCCAGTTACAATGTATGTTTTGCCATCAATGTTTCCGTAACCAGACTCAAACTTAATAAGCATTCCGTTTTGCAATTCAAAAGAATACTTGTCATCACTAAAGTTATATAAAATATTTCCATTGATTTCATCAACAATATTTGGATTTTCAACACCAGCATTTACGCTCTCAATTACCGGCATTTCAGTTGTCCAATAATATTGATTGTAATTAATAAATTTATCAGTATCGATTGGTGGATTAAAAACGTAACCTTGTGTGTTATATCCACCATTATAGTTGTAAGTGTCGAAGTCCAAGTTAATCTTATTGGAAATATCTTCCACACTAATAAGGGTATCTACTTTTCCAGATTCATCACGAGTAACAATCGCTGGTTCTAATTGCAGTTTTGATCTCAGTGCTTCGCTATTATCAGGCAAAAACCCATCAAGTATCGTTCTATGTTTTCCGTTTTTACTACCAATCCAATCAGCCATTACATCCAAGTCAGCTTTGGATATCATCTGATCAAAAGAAGCATTTAACCATTTTTGGTTAATGGGAGTTTGGAAAGTCTGTGGTAAGTAGTCACTACTTTTTACATATTGAGTTTTGTACTCTCCAGAACGCTTTTTTCTTTCGACTTTCTTTGGATTTTTTGATTCATAATCACTCATGTTATTGTGCCTTTACTGACTTCTAATATTAGCTGCTGTGATATTATCAATAATATCAATATTTTCTATACTTACATCTGGAATTAATAACTCATCTCCCAAAGGTGTAATCTGAAATAAATCTCCAAACGAACCTTCAGAACCATATGGCACAATTACAAAACTACTTAACGATCCTGACAAATCTTTATGTACTTGTGCAGCTAGTTCTGTAAAGTAGAATGTTTCGCCAAAGTCCCAATTCTCTATACTAAAGAAATTTTCGATACTTTTAACTATCAAACTTTTTAATTCGTTATCGGTGATCCTAGTGTTTTGTACTTTAATCGCTCTAAACTTTGCTTGCAGTTCACTAGGTGCTTTGTTACCAAATAATACTTTATATTTAACTGGTCGATAAATTATAGTATCGCTCATTGCCTTTTTTGTATTAACTGATTTAAACTGCTGATTTAAATCAGTCACTGTTGGAGGCAATGGTTCTTGATTGTTTGTTCTTTTGTCAGACAACCAACTACGATATAAACTGTCATATGATTGCGTTAATACAAATACATCAATAATATTACTGAAACTTGGATCAATAATTTCATTAGTATCAGGAACATGTGTCCATTCCAATCTTAACCCATTCAAAGTATCTTCACCCTGAGTTACATCAAAGAAACTATCAGGATTATTTGGTCTATCATCTTGGTTTTTGTCTTTCATAACAAGCAATACTTTGTTGTTTTTAAATACACCTGTTTCTTGTCCGTTTTCTGCAAATTCATATCCGTACACAAAGAAACTTCCCAATAGAGAACCCTGTTCAGAACTTACGTCAATTTGATCTCTAAACTTTTTATTACTCTCACTCTGTAGCTTATATTGATTTCCAATATTACCAAACTCGATTTGTGAACTTTCAATTGAATATCTAATTACACGATTTGTAATAATATACTTGTTGATGTTGGTTGTGGTGTCATAATCTACATTTATCATCCAACCAAGATCTGATGTAGGCTCTTCATTTAAAATCCATTCAGTGTTGATATAATCATAATTGATTGCAAAGTCACGTTTACTTAACAACGCATCAATAAACAGTTGTCTCTGTGACAATGAAAACTTTCTTGTAAAGGGAGGATAAATTATTTCAATTACTGCGCCATCAGGAACACGGGTATCAAAAACAACAGCGCCCAAACCTCGATTATCTAAACCAGTTGGGTTACCATTGTTGTCTTCCACTCCCAAGCCATCATTATAAATTCTAGAAATTTTAGTCCAATATTCTACATCATCTTTAACTAATTTAACCAGTGAACCAACTTTGGCATGCTTTAAATAATTAACTGTTGATTTACCCAATCTTTGAATAGTACCAACATTATCAGCAATGTTACCAGTGCTGATATCTGAGTTTATGTTTAATCTACTATCCCAAACAAAATTACGATCATTTTCATCACTAGCACCATCATATTCATTTACTTTTAAATCTAAAAATGCTTGTCTATTAGCGTCATAATAATAATTAATTACTTCATCATCATATAATAATGGTACAATTTGATTATCAAAAATAATTGACTCAACTGTACTGTTACTAAACTGTGATTTTGTTAACTCTTCTCTTTTAATTAATCCATCTGTTGCATACAATCTTAAACTAGTATATGCGCCTGTTGGATCTGTAATATCAACATATCTACTATGCCCACTGTGTGTGCGGTTAATACTTTTGATTTTTTTAATTGCTTCACTTTGAGTTACCAGATAATTGTTGTAGTCATCTGCTGTGATCATTCTATCCTGTGCGCTATATGCTCGTGGTGCATTAACACGGATACTGTCCAGTGTTTCACTCTCACTTGCAGTTAGTACACTGTTTTTAAGCTGTAGTTCAATTGCGATTGTGTAGGTATTTCCGTCAATACCTTTATACTTAACTGCAATCTTTTTATTGCCGATATCATCAGGGCGCAGAACGTATGTTTGGTTAGCACTTGGACGATACCAAACACGGATAATACCACTTGGTTGGTTACCAAATGCATTGTCAGCAAACTGTACTGAAATCTGGTTATCTTTTCGTGTCTTTACACTAAAAATATCACGCACACCAGCATCAATAGTATTAAATGCTGTACTACTTCCGAATACACTATCAACTTTAGTCCATTCTTTAATAAGATTGCCATCAGCATCAATTGTCTGCACCCACACGTCACTATTGTTTACATTGTTGATATTCACGTCTAGAGACTGTTCACCAATGCTTGAGTCTATTTGAAAATCTTGAAACTGCAAAGAACCTTGTTTAAAACCAACAAAGAATCCAGTATTATTACTACTAATACCCTTGCCGTCATTTTTATAAATTACACTAAACGCACCATTTGGATTGGGAGAATTTTCTTCAATTGATTTTTGTGAACTGTTGTATGTTAGCCCAATAGCATCAAACGATGAATTTCCGCCCTGTACTTTACCGTTAAACTGGAAATTTATCTGATCAATAATACTATTAATATTATAAAATTGTACTAGTGTGTTGCTAATCGTTGCTTGTTTGCGAGGACTACCAATCTGGTTACTTGGAGCAAACGCCGCATTCATTACTGTAATAAAATCATCCAAGTTGTCAACACTTGTTGAACTTTCATAACGAATTTCTTGGCCGCCAAGACTGGTACCTTTGCTACCAATAACTGGTTCATTTGTTTTTACACTCACTACTTTCAGTTGACCAAAGGCAGGAAGAGGGCGCTTTGGTTGGTAACCTAAAAAGTCTGCAAGTTTAAAAACACTCTCTTGACGTTGAGCTGTACTCAGGAAGTTGTTACGGCTATTAATGTCATTGCGATATGCTAAACTGTGTCCAAAACGAGCAATCAGATCTAGGATTGCTACAAACTCTGAACTTTCAATCCAGTCATTGTAATTTTCTGGATAATTATTACGAACATAATCAACCATTGATGTTCTAATCGTATCATAATCATACGCTTGGAAATCGGCATTAATATATGAATCATAAACTGCTGCATAGTCCTCTGCTGCAAACATTCTAGATTGTCTTGTTTTTTGTGCCATTGTTTAAAACTCTCTGTCTTCCTGAAATTCGTCGTCGAATTTTAATATCAAATCAGTGACAGTTGTTGTGGGCAAGTACATTAGTTTTATGCTCACTGTTACTTCTCCAGCGTCATGAACTACTACTACGTTCTTTTCCAACAATTCAAAACGTGGATCAAACATAACTACATCACTGACATCTTGTTCAATGAGGTAAAGTGTTTGATCATCAAGTGGTTGAAATACATATAACGGCAGGTTACTGCCGAACTCTGGATTAGTCCATTTCTCACCTTTGCGGATATTGAAATGATTCTTTAAATCCTGCTTTGCGAGCTCTAAATCTGTTAGATATCTAGCATCATATTGCTCGCCAACTGTTGTATAACCGATTATCTTCTTCATAAAGATATTTATCTAAAAAAATCTAAGGTTTTTCTAGGCTGGTAAATCTGCTATATTTTTATTGATAATTAATAAATTTTCTGGCCATTGCAAATATTGTTGCCAGATCTCATCGGGAATTGTTAGATTATAGTTTCTAGCTGCATTGTTAATTTCATGCCAACTGGGCCGGTGAGGAGTTTTAATAGGTCGTTGTAGTTTGTTGCTTTTTTTGACGTTGCATGGTCCACAAGAAGTTACACTATTTTCCCAGACTAATTTGCCGCCACGACTTTTGGGAATTACATGATCAATTGTTAAATCACCATGTGTAAATTTGTTACCACAGTACTGACACTGATAATTATCTCTAACATATAAGTTGCGCCGAGTAAATTTTGCTCTCTGTGGTTGCTTGTGATATCTTGTCAATATAATAACACTGGGCATTTTCATTTTAAAGTTTGCACTGCGGATTTCACGCCCATAATATGTTTCTAGAACTCTAGCTTTATCTGAAAAAACAGCCTTTATTGCACTCTGCCAACTAATTGTACTTAGTGGAAGATACGTTAGTGGTTGTGCATCTGCGTTGAGCAATAGTACGCTAGGCAAGTGATATTCCTTTTTATTTTATGTATTTACCTTAACCACTTCTCTCTGCCTTGATAATGTCATTTTGGGTAAAAATCTTTTTGTTTCGGCATAGTATACATTCTCTGCCTGTTGTCTACTAATACTATCCGTAAAGTTATCAGGATAGTTCTTTCTTAATGCTTGTAACCCTTGCTCTTTGATTAAACTTCTATCTTTATATGGACCATAGTCGCCTAGCATTATAATTTTTGCTTCACCCTGTCTTATCATTCTATTTGAACCGCTCATTGTTAATGCAGTTGCAAGATAATCCCATTGTTTATTTTTAATAAAGGGGAACAAATCAAACTTGCGATTTTCAGTACCAACTTTATCAAAACTGCCAGTGGAAAAATAAAGGCTTACCAGTCCATCATACTGTGATTGCGTTAAAAAGTCAAGAGGGAAAAGGCGTTTGAATTTTCTTTCTGCATTTTTATAATTTTCGATCCAATAACTGTAAGATTGTTTTTCAGTTAATCCTAATTTATTGTCTAAATCAACTGTTGTACCATAACCAATTTGTGAAAACTTAGTTACAGGGTTAGTGTTTTTGTAGCCTTTCCAGGGTGTTTGGCGCAATGAAAAATTTAGTGAAAGTTCACTTGCTTCTAATTCATTCAAAGGTATTAGAATATCAGTTGCGTCTGGATCTTTAACTGTAAACAAGTCAAATTCAATAAGATCTTTTTCAGTTACAACATTTGGTAAAACGATTCTAGCCATTATGATACTGTTCCTTTACTTGTGTTAAACGTTTCCTGTATACTTGTTTTACCTTCCCATGGCTGATGCTCTGGTACTCGTTCAACTGCGCTTTCTGCAACTCCTTTGTTGGCTACTTGGCTATGCATTGTTACTTTACTGGCTGTCATTGCTTGTGGACCGTTCATGTCAATCATATTTGCAGTTTCAACATGATGCTTACTTAATATATTTGTACTACGAGCAGCGTTGATGTTGATGTTTGTTTCAGCATATTGATCGATACTTCCAACACTTGCTTCCACTTTGATTCCTTCAGCGCCGGCGCTTTTAATATTAACCCCTTGATCAGCTTGCATATTAATATTTCCTTTAGCGTGAAGATTATAACTTCCTTCACAATGCATACTAATACTAGTTTCACTATATACGTCGATCATTCCAGCGGCATCTATTTCAACATAGGCGCTGCCACTACTGTTAGTTACAAATATCATATCATTGCTGTCATCTAAAAGTATTTGGGCGCCATTTTTACTACGCAGACGAATGTTAGCACTGCCCCCTTCACCATCACCGTCATCTAGAGTTAACACATGTCCGCCTGCTGTGTTAATTCCAAACACTTGACTTGGAGATTCTCTTCTTGCACTACTAGAACTATGTCCTCTAACCAAATCACCAGCTAGTCCTTGTTGACTCATTCTTGCTGATGTTTCTACGTTCATGGGTTTGGTTGTTTGATCATTGCTATCGTGAACATTTTTTTCCACTGTTGGACCAAAACTAGTTGTTCCGTCTGGATTATATGCTTCCGAACTAGCCTGGCCGCCCATCATATGATTTCTATCTTTACCTACAAAGCTACCAACTAAAAATCCTTCTTCACGCCCTGTTGTGTATGCAACTAGGACTTCTGTACCGATTGCTGGAGGTTGTGGCCACATACCAAAACTTTTAGGTGCACCTTTTTCGTCAGAAGGATCATCGGAGTTTTCGCGACCATTGCTTACTCCTCCAAACGGAGTTACCAACAACACTAATCTATTTACTTCATCGCCACCAAATTGTGGTATTTTTACTTTTACTCTACCAGTATTAATACTATCTACATTGTCTGTAACAATTGCAGTATATACACCAGATAGCGCATTAATGCCGCCGCTACTCTGCTGCTTAGTTCTGCCTGGTAATGTTTTATTGTCGTTTCTATAAGCCATTTTTATTCACTCGTTAAATTTGCTAGGTGATTTCTTACCAAGGATGCAGTTGTTCTTGTATCCTTAAACCCTTTTAAGGTTTGGACAAATTGCCCGCCTTGGAATCTGCTTTCAACATCGGTTACTCGATAAACTCCGCTGCTAGCTAAATCCATATCAGCTTTACTGCGATATCCTGGTTCCATCATTGCTTCCTTTGGATGATAATTTACAAATGCAATTAGACTATCAGCACGTGCATATTCCAATAAT